AATTTAACTTTTTCTTTAGTTCCAATCATTTCAATGTAAAACGTTGGTGTTTCCATAACAGGTAACATAATATTCTCCTAATAAATATAAAACTGAATTAACTAGAACCACCTTCCAAAGCGTTCTGTTGTCCAAGTAATCCGCCAACAAAATTTGCACCTTTTTGCACAATATTTTGATCCTGATACCAATTCCTAAATGTAAAGGTTACTGGTAGTCTAACAAATTGTGTATTGGACCATGCCAAGGAAGCAGGTGCCATTGATCTTGGCCATGCTTCTTCGATAATCCATTTATTCGTTACTTCGTCTTTTTGGTTCAATGACATTAATTCTATTTGGCACGTATAATCTTCATAAGGAAGAACATATCTTTTTTCTGGATCTACTATTTTGCGCATCCATGTGTCAAAATATTTCTTTACCATCCAGTTGCTGTCACACAGAAATGTAAATGTTGCAGATTCGCCATTGTAGTCTAGAAAGGTAGCACGATTTTCAACACGGTTGTTATACTTGTATGGTTTAGATCCCATCATTAATCCAGGAAATATTGCTTCTTCGCACATAAGTGAAATATACTGTGTATTACCATTTTCTGGAGTGTTTTTCGATCCAGCAACAACCTTCGTCGCATCGTTTATACTGAAATTCAAAATTGGAATTTTAGTATCCAAGATTGTATTGACCACGGTATTTGCTACACCATTCAAGCATTTCGGTGTTCCGATAATTACTTCGAATCTGTGCGATCTTGCCAAGTCCTTCGTGCCAACTTCTGCGAGAAACTCTTTGAGTCCTTGTCCTGCCATTAGTATTTACTCCTCGAGTCTCTGAATACTTCTTCTTTTGTTTTTTTCTGGAATGCTTCAAGAGGTAGAAAAATGGCACTTTTCCAGTCAGAGGGATTTATCTTCATAAATCTTGATTGAACATGTGTAGTTAAATAATGTTTGATACAAGGTTTCACTTCTTTAGCACTGCTTATGCCTTGTAACATTTGATATGACATTCTAATTTTAGTTGTAGGACTGAAAGTTTTTGAGTCTGCAAATTTTAGCAACTCACCAAGAATCTTTCCTCTAACTAAATAAGGTGCATAGTGTAGATTGATACCATAGAACCCTCCAGGTGCTGGACCGAATGGCAGCACTAACGGGAAGGCATCATAGAATGGTAACTCGTTTTTCCATTTCGGATCGTAATAGTACATATACATCGAACCAATTTCGATGTTTGACTTTAGTTCTCCAATATCAGATTGCATTGCTGTAGTCGACGATAAACTCGCGCCGACTAGTTTTTGAGCATTGCGCATATACCACCAGATAGACTTTTGCCCATCTCCAGCTTTAGCACGAAGGTTTTCGAACGGATTTGCCATAATAACTATTTATTCGTTATTCCCAATTCTTTTTCAGTTAATATAAGAAATTTCCAGGTTCTATCAAGGCAGAACTCGGTTGCTGCTTTCCACTTTGCTTGATTCACACCCCAAGTCATTACTTCTTGGAGAAACTGTTTTGTTTTTCTTTTTGGGATTTTTGGTTCCCGTGTAAACTTCGCGGGTTTAATTTCGATCAAATAACGTTGATCATTGACTTTGATATAGAAGTCAACGAAGTATCTGTGGACTCTCCCATCAACAGGGGATCTATATGGTATCGCAAGTTCTTCTGATCCCCACTCGGAAACACTATCATTTGCATCACACCACTTCATAAACTTCAATTCATAACTTGAACGGAAAATGATGTTGGTCGGATCCCCAATATACTTATTGGGTTTTTGAATATTGTATCTACCTTTTAAGGAATCTCTTGAATAAACCATATAAATATAAGAAAATAACCAATCTAAGGGATATTTATAAGTGTCGAACGAAGCGTTTGTTGAACCAAAAGATACTGCGAGAGAATCCTATACGCAAAAATATGGAATAGGTGCTGGGGGATTACTTCGGTATCCACTTGACTTGGTTGATCAGTCTCCGCATTATATTATCTTTTACCCGCTGGTAAGAGAAGGTTCACGATTAGGTGAAAATTTTAAAAACTCAGGCGGACAGGTCTTTGATCAAAGTTCGGAGAATCGACAGCAACCAAAAAATGCGACTGAGCAATCTGCTGCTCTTGGCGCAGGTATTGGCGCTGGTCTTGGTATCGCTGAACAGTTGACCAAGGGTGGAGGCAAAAATGCAGGTGGGGTGAGTCTTCTTAGTAAACTTGGTAGTGTAGTCGCCAAAACCATTGGGGGAGGAATTGCTGGTGGCGTAATTGGTAAGTTATCAGGAAGTCAGGAAATATATACGGGTGCTGGTGGGATTGCTCTACAGATGCCTGAAAATAAAATGTCTTCTGGGTATAGAGCAACATGGGAAGCACAAGAAATGGGTACGTTACTCGGCGCGATCGGTGCTGGTAATAGATCTTTATTGGGAGCAGCGAATCCATTAAGTCCAGATAATATGAAACTGGCGCTACGTTCTGGCGGTAAACTTTCGAAAGTCTTGAGTGATAATGCTTTGGATGTTAATAAAGTATTAGAATCAAATACTAAAAGTGTGCCAAATCCATACAAAGAACAATTCTTTAAATCAATGTCGAATAGAACATTCATGTTTGAATACAATTTCGCTCCGAGAAGTTTAAAAGAAGCAGAGACAATTTTTACTCGTAGATCTGGTGGGGGTGGAGATAATATGGGAATTATTCAAAAGTTCGCATATCATATGCACCCAGAACTTAGAGACTCTGGGTACTTCTTTAATTATCCGTCAGAATTTTCTATCGTTTATTATCATGCAGGAAAAGAGAATCCGTTTGTTCGTAAAATTTCTACGTGTGTTCTAACTAATATGACAGTAGACTATGGTAGCGACACTGGATTTACAACGTTTCAAGAAGGTATGCCAACACATGCTACTATGCGATTAGAATTCTTAGAACTAGAACTGATGACCGCACAAAGAGTTTATCAAGGATTTTAAAATGTATTTTAGACAATTTCCAGTATTACGAGGAAAGTTCGATGGCAAATATAAGGGTGTCACGGATATTTTCTTGCGTGTCGCACCCCAAACACCCATTAAAAATATACAATTTTTAGAAACAACGTATGTTCAAGATGGAGAAACTCCAGAATTACTGGCGTTTAAAATGTATGAAAGAGAAGATTATCATTGGATTCTAATATTGATCAACAATATCGTTGATGTTCGTGAAGAATGGCCGAGAAAAGAAAGAGATCTGTATTCTTATTGTTTAGAAAAGTATGGTGAGAATAATGTCTATCAGGCAGTGCATCATTACAGAACAACAGATATGCTAGAATCACAAGGTGTTTCGAAAGGAATTATTGTTGATTACGATTCAGCAAAGATTTCATCTGGTGAACATGAACCTGTTTCAAACTGGGACTATGAATTTGAATTGAACGAAGACAAACGAGAAATTAAGTATATCCCTAAGAATTTAGTTGGCAAATTTGTTTCGGAATTCCAAAGAATAATTAGAGCATAATATGGCGGATAATTCAAAATCATTATCAAATCCTGGTGACGTAACATTTAAGACTGTTGAAATTCAAAGTGTCAACGGCGACGTTCTTGACATCAAAAGTTTTGTTGTCGAACTAAACATTTATGAGGATATATTCTCAAACGCACTACAGGGTGTTTTGATGATTGTAGATTCGAAAGAACTTATATCTGGTCTACCTCTTGTGGGCGACGAACTGTTGAATCTTTGGATACAAACTCCAACCTTTGGCGATGGATACGAAGACAGTATCAAAAAAACTTTCTCAATTTATTCCATTAAGAATAGAATGCTTAATGCCGACCGCGAACAAATGTATTCATTATACTTTTGTTCTATGGAAGCAGTCAGCGATAATGTCACACAAGTCAGTAAAAAGTATGAGGGCACTACCGACGAAATTGCAGACAAACTGTATACGGAGTTTTTAAAACAAAAACGCTGTTTCGGTGGTATCGATAATAAAGACGAAACTCCAATGATTATCGCGGATACTCCACATGAAGGTAAGATAGCCTTCGTAGCAAATATGTGGTCTCCATTTCGCTGTCTCAATTATGTTGCACAAAGATCTATCGGTGCAAAACAAAAAGGACCAAGTTTCTTATTCTATGAAACGAAGATGGGATTTTACTTTACTTCTATTGACAATTTAATCAAAAGTCAGTTAGATCTTAGTTCCATATATGCAGAATATGTGTTTTTACCAAAACCTGTTGATCCCACAATTGAATTGAAAGATGACGAAACATTACATACGGTGAAACCTGGATTAGACAAGGGATTCAGCACTGTATCTGATATTCGTTTTAGTGAACAGATCGATATTTTGAAGTCTCAAGACAATGGAAGATTTGCTAGTACTACTACAGTTTTCGACATTATGATTAAAGAAGCAACTAATAGACCACATGATTATTCATATTCATATCCTGATATTATTCATATGGAAAATTACCGAGTTGAAAATGGTACAGCAGTATTTGATGAGAAAGCAAAGGATAATATGACATATCCTGCGAACGTAACTCGTTCTGCCTTGTCTAAGCGTTTCTTCCGTCCAGTACACAGAAAAGTTCTTACCACAACCGATGACGAGTTACTAGATTATGCGCCAGATAAATGGTTGGGCATGCGCCAAAGCGTTCTCGAAGATATTTCTGGATTGCGTATGCACATCACGGTTCCTGGAAGAACGGATGCTGAAGTTGGTAAGATTATCAATTTCAAATATCCTAAAGTTGGAGATGGTGCTGACAAATCAGATCCGAAAAATCAATGGGATCCTTTCATTTCTGGTGTCTGGATGATCACTGCTATTCACCATAAGATTTCTCCAGTCGCACACAATATGATTTTGGAAATTGCTAAAGATTCGTTCCACACATCGTTCCAATCGATCGCCCGTGCACCAAACCCAACTCCTCTTGCTGCAGATGATAAAGAAGCAATTGAAGAACAAAACGGAACACCAGCAGCATCTACTGGTCCAGTCAATAAGGCAGGATGGACTCACCCAACTGGTGGTAAGGGTAAAGTTACTAGCAAAACTGGACCAAGGCAAGCACCTACTTCTGGTGCATCTACGGGGCACAAAGGATATGATATTGGAGCACCAAAGGGTACTCCAGTTTTCGCAGTTAAGGATGGCACAGTTACTAAGGCAGGTTGGCAGAATGGCAAACATTATGGTGAGGGTTCTGGATATGGACTTCGTATTACCATTGACCATGGTGGCGGGTATACATCCGTATATGCCCATGCAAACGAAGGATCTCTCAAGGTAAAAGTGGGCGACAAGGTAAAGGCAGGACAACAAATTATGCAGGTCAACAATACTGGAAATTCTACAGGAAATCACTTACACTTCGAGATTAATTTAAATGGTAAGTTCCAAGATCCTGGTCCATATATTTCGTGAGATAAAAAATGACAGATAATTTCTTTTCAAATAATGATTCAAACTTTTATTGGTTCTTCGGATGCGTCGAAGATCGTGATGATCCAATGCGTATTGGTCGAGTAAAACTGCGAATTCTCGGGTATCATACTGATGACAAGGAGCAGTTACCAACTGCCGATCTCCCATGGGCAATGCCAATTATGCCAGCGAACAGCGCAGGTACTTCTGGTATTGGTTGGTCACCGACTGGTCCAGTAGAAGGTACATGGGCATGGGGATTCTTTATGGATGGAGCAGAAGGACAGCAACCCGCATTCGTTGGAACAATTAATGCTGTTCCTGAGAGCAATGGTAGTGGTGGCGGGGGAGGAGGTAGCGGAGATGGATCTGGGAACTCACCAACCTCTGGTGGTAGTGATGGTGGTGGCGGTGGTTCTAATAAGGTTGACCCTGCTGCTCTAGAAAAGTTGAAGAATTGTAATTGTAGTAGTACTGCAAAAAATCTTATTGCAAAAGGCAATAAAGCAAATATCAATCAGATCATCAAGGCATGTCAAGCAGCGGGATATGGTAACAATGCAATTGCTGCGTTTCTTGCAGTTGCTGGTGTTGAGTCTGCATTTACTCCTGTTGCTGAGAATACCAATTGGTCAGTTGCTACGATGATGAAGAATTTTAAGAAAGTACGCAATAGAGGTGAACCATTTGCTCGTCAATTAAAAGCTGCGGGTCCAATAGCAATGGCAAACTTTATCTACGGTGACACAAGTAAGGGTCTTGGTAATGCTAATTGTGACACCGTTACTACAACTCCATTAGATGGATATAAATTTCGCGGACATTCTTTTGTGCAAATTACTGGTAAAGACGCATTTGCAAAAATTGGGAAAATAATTGGGGAAGATCTAGTATCTAATCCACAAAAAGTAAATTCTAGTGTTGAATTTAGTGCGAAATGTTGTCTTGGGTTCTATCAGTATAAAGGTGTTAAAACTTCTTCTCTCACGGGTGATAATGCTATTGAAATTTTGATTAAAAAAACTGGTAACGATATTAATGGTAATCACCAGCACAAGAGAGAATTGTATAAGTGCTTTATGGAAAACTTTACTAAGAATGGGAACTTTATATAATGTTGGATGTTCTGCTCAAGCAAGATTTATCTAAAATTTTAGATAATACGAAATTAAGTAAGGTTCTGTCTGAAACCGAAGTTAAGCAATTGATGGGATCCATCGCGCACGATGTCGGCGGTGGTTCGCACTCTACAATTTCAGATAGTGGTAAGGTTGGAGCATATGGGTTCAATCTCGAAGCATTACAAACTGTCGGTGCAGTTGCACCTAATGCTGTTGAAAAAACATTAGAGAATATCAAAAAGAATGTTCCTGATATTTCATCTCTAACCAAGAAAACTTGGATCAGAGAACAAGCATCTGATCCTCTCGGTAAGTTTGGTCTCAGTGGTTTGGGCGGTAAAAACCTTGGCAAAAACTTTGCACTTGATGCTCTCAATAAATTGGGTGTCTCGATTCCAACGAACATTGGTAGCGTTGGTAATAATCTAAACTTTGCTGCTCTCTCTGATCCAAAAATTTGGACTGCAAAGATAGGCAGTGCTGCAGAAACTGCAACCAAGGTTGTTAATGAAGCAAATGGTTCTATTACTTCAGCAACTTCTTCTGTTAAAAATACTCTTTCTACGGAAGTGTCTGGAATTACATCAAAAGTTTCGTTGACAACATCGCAAGCACAATCCAATGAAATATTAAGCACTACGAATAAAATGGTTTCGACCATGACGAAAACACTTACTAAATCTGCCACACAATCTGCTACTGCATTAATTACTAATTCGGTGAAACTTCCTTCCGCAACCAAGGTTGCATTTGAGGATGTTTCTAAACAAATTACTACAAAAACATCTGTGGTAAATGAAGCAATTGATGTTTCGTTTGATCCATTCAGAACATCACCTTCAATTGAAAATCTAACAGATGCAGTGTCTGCAGTTACTTCATTGGTTGACACACACGAAAAAGAAATCACAGAAATTATCGATGATGCTCACATCGCACAGATTGATAATCTTGGTGGTGGTGGAGGTGGATTCTTAAATGATCCATTAGCACAAAACAACGCAATGGTTTCTTTGCTTGATCGAAATATTAAATCCCTTCTATCTTCCAAAGCGATTTCATTAGACTCTCCCAAAGATGTTATTCTGGGAATGTTGTCAGTTGCTAATGGACAGGGGATCGACACTGCGATTAAGTTTGCCAATGGATTGATCAAAACCAGTTCTAGTGGAAAAACCTCGAACGACTTTTTTGGTATTGGGTTTTCTGCTAACAAATTATTTGACGAACTCTTGGAAATAAAACCAGGATCCCCCACAATTTCGGCACCTAATCCTGCTACACTTACTCCAGCAAAACCAACTGTTGCCAATTTGCCAACAAACGAAGGACTGCGAGATACCAATCCTAAAATTGGATATAAAGATCCAAATAACGTTTATCCTAAGAAAGAATATCTTGAAGCAGGTAATGGGGACGTTAATGCGCTTGCTATCGGGAAAAATCCAGGGGAAACTAAGGCACTTCCAGAGGATCAAACGATCCATGGTGAACATGATGCGCAAAGAACTACTTCCAAAACTATTGCTGGTAGAACAGGCGAATCTGTTTCCCAACCGAAATCGGCATATAATGCTCAATATCCGCATAACCATACCTACCAGAGTGAATCTGGACACACGATGGAATTTGATGATACACCAAAATCTGAACGTGTTTCTTTAAATCATAGATCAGGCACATTCCAAGAAATGCGTCCAGATGGTTCACAGGTAAATAAGATTGTTGGTGACGGTTATACAGTTATCGATCGTAATGGTGTTATAACCATCGAGGGTAAAGCAAATGTTCACGTCGGTGGTAGTTGTAATATCTATGTATCAAACAACTGTAATCTCACAGTTGGTGGTAATACAAACATAGACACTCACGGAAACGTTGATTGGAAAGTCGGTGGTAATATGAATCTTGCTGTGAAAGGAACATTTGCTACTCGAGTCGATGGTGATTATTCGATGGATGTAACTGGTAATATTGATTCCGCAACTTCTGGATCTTGGCGTCTTGGATCTGCAACAAGCGTCGACATCCTCTCAAATAGTATAATAAATATCGATGCTTCCTCTGATATTAACATTAAGTCTGATGCCAATGCTAATGTTTACGGCACAGAGACAAATATCAAAGCATCTGGTAATACAAATATCCAAGCAGGTTCTACTATGAACGTTAAGGGTGGTGGCATTACCAATATTGATGGTGACCTCATCAATATTA